GGCCCCTTGGAATAGTAGACCGGCGTCGTCGCCAACGCGTATTCGCCGGTTCCCGGCATCAACGCCACCCCCCGCAGCATCTGCGCCGGATCGCTCTCGAACCCCGGCGCGCCGGGCTGTTCGGCGCGCACCACCTCGAACGAAAACTGCGGCACCCGGTTGCCATAGGGTTCCAGCGCCAGATCCTCGATCACCACATAGGCGGTGCCGCGATAGGCCGGCACCATGCCGGCACCCTCGACCGCCTCGATCACCGGATCGGGCTGCTGATCGACACTGCCGGAATAGACCCGCAGATTCAGATCCTTCGGCGCCACTTCCTCGCCATCGGCCCAGACCCGGCCGACACCGGCAATCTCGCCCTCGCACAGTGCCAGCGCCAGCGATACCGAATAGCTGTAGCTGGTGGTCTTGGGCTGCGACGGCGCCCCCTTGCCACCACCGCTGACCACCGTGCTTTCGGCGAAATCCGACGCCCAGATCACCTGACCGCCGATCCGCATCCGGCCGTAGACCTGCGGAATCGCGGCGCCATCGCCGGCATCGGTCAGCCGGAACCGGTCCACCTTGCCGGTCTCGACCGGTTCTGACCCCGACCCCAGCAGGCGTTCGTCGATCACCCGACCCAGGGTCGCACCCACCGCGCGCCCCACCGCCACCGAAGACAATCCGGCCAGCGTGCCGCCCACCGATCCGCCAATCGCGGCACCCGCCGCAGAAAGAAGTATCGTCGCCATCTCAGCCGACCTCCTCAGGAAATTGAAACCGCGCCACGATGCGCCGCGCCCAAGGCAGGCTCAGTGGGCTTTCAACCACGCCGTACCGCGCATAGGCATGAATGAACCGAGGCACCGCGCCGACCTGCGACACGATACCCAGATGTTTGGCCACCGATCCCGCCCGCATCCGGAACAGGATCACCTCGCCCGGCTGCGCAGGCCCTGCTGGCGCCGGGCGCAGATGCCGCGCCGCCGCTGCCCACAACCGTTCTTCGCGCTGCGGTTCCGACCAGTCCATCGAATAGGCCGGCGGCACCTCGGGCTCGTCGCCATGCACCTCGCGCCAGACGCCTCTCACCAGCCCCAGACAATCACAACCGGCGCCGCGAACCGACGCCTGATGCCGATAGGGGGTTCCGATCCAGTCGCGGGCAATCGCCACGATGCGTGCCGCGCCATCCATCACCGCCGGCTCCCGCCGGTATTGGCGCCGGTCGATTTCGGTACCGCCATCATCCAGTCATCGCCAGGAATATCCGGAAACCCCTGGAAATTGACCAGGTTACCGAATTTCAACCGACAGGTGTCAAGCCGCTTGTCGCACCCGGCAACCAGGCGCACCATGTCGCCGACCTGAATGCCGCCGCGCAGCGGCTGCCACAACTCGATCACCCGGCCGCCATCCTCAATCCGGTCGCGTTTCACCATCCCCCACAGGCCAACGGCCGTCCCGGTCTCGACCTCCAGCCGGCCGCGCGCAAACCACCCCGCCTCGAACCCCGGCAGATCGTCCCAGCGAAACACCCGCCCGTCCTCGACCCCGACCACCTCCCAGGCGCCGAAATAGCCCGGCTGCGCCAGATCGACGCCGCAGGACGCATCGCCCAGCACCGCCGTGCAGGGCTTTTGATAGACCCGCCCCAGCGGCCGGTTCAGCGCCTCGGTCAGCCCGCGCAACTCGGCATGAAACGCCCCGCCAGCGCGCCGGATCTCTCCGATACTGCCGCGGAACTGCAACCAGCGTTGGTCAGGCTCGGCCCAATTGACCAGCCAGGCACTGACCTCGGCGCCATCGAACCGGCCCGCCTCGATGTCGTCCTCGCGCACCGCCGCATCGCTCAGCGCGCCCATCGCCTCGCCATTGTCCACCGACAACCCGGTGCCCTGCTGCAGCGCCGCCGCCGTCAGGCCGGTATCGGCACGAAACGCGATACCGTCAAAATTCAGGCTCACATCATGGTCGGTAAAGCCGTATTGCGCCCCGTCCCGGCGAATGATCGCCCAGCACCGGCACAGCGTCGTGCTGCCGCTTTCGACATGGGCAACCAGCCCTTCGTTCAAACCCGCCATCACACCCGCACCTCGACCACCGGCACGCTTGGCACATCGCCGGCACGAAAGCTGGCGACGCTGGTCTGGATACGGTCGATGTCGAACCGCACCGGCACGTCAAACTCGAACCCGGCATTGATCTGCATGGTCGCCGCCGGCGCATGGCTGAACGTGACCAGGCCGTGCGCAAGGTCAACCTCGTACTCGACGCCCTCGCGCATCTCGTCCTGCTCGACCCCGATCCGCACCGTGCCGGATACCGGCTTGGCGATCGGGCGGACATAGGTGAATTCGCCCGACCGATAGGTCTTGACCAGTTGAAAGCTGCGCGAAACCCCGTCGGCCACCGCGATCACCTGATCGTCAAAGGCGATCCCGGCGCTGGCCCGGCCGGATTTGTAATCCGACCAGTCCTTCCAGCGGAACCCGTGCATCTGCCCACGCCGCGCCTCGAAGAACGCGATCAGCGTTTCGACATCGTCCAGCGACCGCATGCCCAACCCGGCATCGTAACGCCGGCGTGAATGCGCCCAGGGCGTGTTGCGCTCCTCGAACCCGTTGGCCAGCGTGACCACATCCGTGCGCCGTTCCGGCCCACCGACCGATCCGAAGCTCAACGACGCCGGAAACCTCACCTCATGAAAACCCATCCACCTGTCCTCCGCCTATCGGTTTCGGTTGCCGCGACTCATCGCCCGGCCCATCTGCGCCGCGATCTGCCCGCGACTGCGGCGAAACCCCTCGACGTCCGGGGTGGTGATATTCATCACCACATTCACCGCACCCCCCCCTGACGACCGCACCCCCAGCCTGCCATCGGCGCCCCGCGACAGCGGCATGATCGCCTCCGGCCCGGCCTCGCCCATCAACCCGATGCCGCCGCGCATGGGAAAGCTGACCGGCCCGGTGACCACGCCGCCGCTGGCAAAGGGCATGACCCGGCCCTGCGCGAACCCGGCGCCATCGGCAAACGGTAACAACCCCTGCACCAGACTACCGACACCCTTGGCCAGCATCCCGCCGAAATGGTCGGTCACCGGCTTCATCGCCGCCGAATAGGTGGTCTGGATCATCGACCGCGCCACCGTTTCCAGCGCATCCGACAGCTTCATCCCGTCAAAGATCACGCCATCAAAAGCGCGCCGCAACCCCTTGGAAAACCCGCGTTCCAACGTCGCCACATCGCGCCCGGTCGCAGCCAGCGACTCGCGCATCCGGCGCAGTTCGGCGTCGAACCCGGCCGCCATCCCGGCGGCAGCGCCCAGACTGTCCTCCAGCGCATCGGCACGCGCCTCCATCTCGTCGAACCCGTCACTGTCGCTCATCGCCCTCTCCTCGCTCGCCATCCGGCCAGGCCGCCATCAGCGCCTCCAGCCCGGCCCGGGCCATCGGCCCCGAACCGCCACCCTGCCCCAGCATCAGCCGCAACTCGGCCGGTGTCAGGCACCAGAACTCGGCCGGTCTCAGCCGCAGCCCCTGCATCCCGGCGCGCATCAGTGCCGGCCAGTCCAACCCGCTCATCCCTCGCCCGGCACCATGAAGGCCCGCGCCAGCAGCGCCGCCGCCGCCCGCGCCGCCGCCACCGGCCCGCCCTCGATCTCGGCCCGCAGCAGATCGGCCGGACCAACATCGCCGCCGCCACCACGCAACCCTGCCACCACCAGCGCCAGAACGTCGCGGCTTGAAAACCGCCCCGCCTCGAACCGCTCGACCAGATCGACCAGCGATCCCGCCGCCAGCGCCTGTTCCAACTCGGCCAGCGCCCCCAGCGTCAGCTTCATCACCCGCCGCTGCCCGTCGATGACCAGCGCCACCTCCCCCGTCCACGGATTCGCCATGACTCAGATCGCCGTAAAGGTCAGCGCCCCGGCACTGGCCATCGACAATTCATAGCTGGCCTCGCCATTGTGGCTGCCGGCATACTCGATCGCGGTGACCTGAAACGCGCCCTCAACGATGCCGAAATCGGGGATGATGACCTGAAACTCTGGCGTCTCGCCGTCAAAGAACAACTGCCGCGCGCGTTCATCGGTCCCGGCATCGCGAAACACCCCGGACCCGGATATCGCGGCCGATTTCACCCCTGCACCGCTCAGCAATTCGCGCCATCCGCCCTGGCTTTCCAGGCTGGTGACATCGACGCTTTCGGCGTTGAAACTGACCCGCGTGGCGCGCAGCCCCGCGATGGTCTCGAACTGACCGCCGCCGGTCATGTCCACCTTGATTAGAAGATCCTTGCCGTTCTGGGCACCCATGGTGATAACTCCGAATTGATGATGTCAGTTGTCTTCGACGCGGGCGCGGAACCGCAGATCGATCCGCCGCACCCGCCCCGCCTTGCCGCCGCGTCGGGCGCTGGCCCGCTCGAACCACAGCCCCACCAGCCGCCCCCGGGCCAGGGTCAAGCCGCTGTTCAACAGCGCGTCGCCCACCGCCCCGGCAACCGCCTTGGCAACCGCAAAGCCTGACGCCTCGCTGATCACCGAAACCGTGAACCGGTGCAGCGCCCCGGCCCCGTCCGCATCCGACTGGTCGCGCACCTCTTCCGGCCCAAGGCTGACGTAGGTCTGTGGCACCTTGCCCGCCGGCAACTCGTCGAACACCCCGTTGCCGATCAACGCCACCACGGTCGGATCGGTGGCCAGGCATTCGTAAACCGCCGCCTGCAACGCCCCTGCAACTGCATAACTCATGCCGACACCTCCTCGTCGCAGAAGCAGGTCAGATAACGCCCGTCACTGCCCCGCTCGGCCACCGCCCGCACCGGAAACAGGCGGGTACCATCGCGGAACCTCTGCCCCGGAACCGGCCGCATCACAGACCCCACCGGCGCCGCCCGCAGCACGATCCGATAAACCACCGAGGCGACCTGCATCCCTGCCTCGGACCGGTCATGTCCGCCGCGGGCGCTGACCTCAGCCCAGATCGTGCCTTGCCCGGCCCAGGTCTCGACAAAGCCACCGGCCTCATCCGCGACCCGATCGGGCGCCTCCAGCACCAGCGCCCGGTTCAGGTGCGGGCGGCTCATCGAACCACCCCCAGCCGAACCGCGCGGTACCGCTGGATCAGGCTGGTAACCCCGAACGGCATGCAGCCCGGCCCCAGCGCGATATCGTCGCGATACTCATAGTAATGCGCCGCCAGCAGCATCACCGCCTGCCCCAGATCGGCCGGCAACCCGTCCCAATCCGCGGCCATGCCGGCGCTGAACGACACCGTCACCGTTCCCCCCGTCGGCACTGTCGGCAACAGCACCCCGACTGGCCGCAGCCGCGGTCGCTGGCTGTCCCGTTCCAGCCGATACCGCCCGGGATCCACCACGGTCTGCACCGCTGCGGCATCCTCCAACATCACCTGCGTCACCGCCGTCACCGGCGCCACCGGCAGGATCTGCCCCTGGGCATTGTCCCAGTCCGACAGCGACAAGGTAAAATCGCGCGCGATCAGAACCTTGCCCGTCCGCGCCTCGATCGCCGCGATGGCGGCGCGCAGAAACCCGCGCAGCACCCCGTCCTGCAGCCCTAGGTCTTCGAACCCTGTCCCCAACCGCAGATGGTCCTTGAACCGATCCACCGGCAGCGCCGGATCAGGCACCGTGGTCTCCTCGATCAACATCATTGCATCACTCCGCAGATCCGGCCCATCCGGGCCCGTTCACAGCCATTGCGCGGACGCGCACCGCCTCCCGTTGCTCGGACGGAGGGGAACAGCTAGACAACGCGAGGGGTCTCACCCGGCACGCGCCCGCAGGCGGAGCCGGCGAACCGGCACCACCATCCGGCGTGGCTTACGCGACGCCGAATTTCAGCAGCTTGATCGCCGCAAAGTCGCTGACATCACCGCCGACGCGCTTGGTGGCATAGAACAGCACATGCGGCTTGGCGCTGAACGGATCGCGCAGAACCCGCAGGTCGGGGCGCTCGGCCACGGTATACCCGGCCTCGAAATCACCAAAGGCGATGGCAAAGGCATCGGTGGCCGGGTCCGGCATATCCTCGGCGATCAGCACCCGGTAGCCCATCAGCCGCGCCGGTTCAGCGGCGGCCAGCCCGTCGGACCACAGGAACCGGCCGTCATTGTCCTTCAGCTTGCGCACATGCCCGGCGGTCTTGGAATTCATCACGAAGGTGCCATTGGCGCGATAGCGCGCGCCCAGTGCATAGACCAGCTCGACCACCGCGTCGCCATCGACATCGCCGGCGGTCCCGGTCGGCACATAGCCCAGATTGCCCCAGGCCCAGACGTCGTTGTCGACCTTGGCATGGGCCAGAAACCCCTTCGGCTTGTCGATACCGTCGCCGCCGATGAACGCCGCCGCCTCGGCGCGGGAAAACTTGTCGGCAATGCGCCCGGCCAGCCAACCCTCGATATCGAAGGCGCTGTCGTCCAGCAGCCGCTGGCTGGCCTTGGGCAGCGCGCTCAACTCATGCAGCGGGATCGAGATTCGGTCGATCTGCGGCGTCCCGGTATCGCCCACCGGCCCGGTCTCGGTCGCCCAACCGGCGCCGATATCGGTATGGTCGACCAGCACGTCATAGCTGGTCGCCTCGACATTGACGACCGAGGCCACCGACCGGATCGACGCGGTCGAGCGCAGCACCGCCTGCACCCGATCCGACGTCTGCGGATCGACCAGATAGCCGCCATCGGCGGCGACCGAGGTCGACATCGCCTTGCCCTCAAGGACCAGCCCGCGCAGGGCATCGTCGTCGCCCGAACGCAGATAGGCGTCAAAGGCTTTCATGTGCGGCGCACCCTCGTCACCCGAGGCCGCCAGTCGCGGCCGCGCCGCGTTATGTGTCTTGCGATCCAGCATGTTCAGTCGCTCTTCCGTCTGTTGCAGTTTGGTTTCAATGTCGTCCCTGAAGCCCCTCAGTTCGCTTACGAAACCGGCAACCGCCTGCTTCACTTCACGAACCCCGGGCACAGCTTCCCCGGCCAAGGCCGGCGTTTCGGTCTTGCTCATCGCCTCTTTCCTTCTGGTGGTCGAACTCCGGCGCCTAGCCTCGCGCCAATTGCAGCCGCGCCGCGTCAAGCACCGCCGCCAATTCACGCCAGGCCCCGATATCGCCGGGCGTCTCGCCCTTGGCCGAAACCCGCGCACTGGGCAGCATCGGAAAGGTCACCAAAGACACCTCCCAAAGCTCCAGTTCACTCAGCACCCGCTGGCCCTTGTCGTTCTTGACCGCCCGCGTCGTGCGATATCCGATCGACAACCCGTCGATGGCCCCGGCGGCAATCAGCACCGCCGCCTCGCGCCCGGCCCTCGTGGCCTCCAGCAGCCGCCCCTTGACCCATAATCCGCGCCCATCCTCACGGACCTCGTCCCAGACTCCGATCGGCTGCGCCGGATCATGCTGCCACAGCATCTTGACCCGCCGCCCTTCCGCCGCCAACACCTGCAACGACCGGCCATAGGCGCCGCTCTGGACGATATCGCCACCCTGATCGACCTCGCCGAACAGGCTGGCATAGCCGGCAATGACAGTGCCGTCCTCAACCTCGATCCCGGCGCCAAAGCGCGCGAACTTGTGTTCCAACCCGCTTTCAAACCCCATTGAATGCTCTTCGCAACCCATTGTATCCGCTCCCTACTGTGCCGCCGCCATGAATGACTGAAAGGCCTGCGCCAGGATCACCCCGGCCACCCCGTAGACCGCCAGCCACAGCCGCCGCTCCAGCCGCTCCATCATCTCCTCCAGCCGGTCCAGCCGCAGGTTCAGATGCGCCTGATGCACCTCGCTGACCCGCTCATGCGCCGCCAGCCGCAGCCCGGGCGCACAGTCGAACGGATCGAACCCGCGCCGATCCTCAGCCATCGGCCAGCACCGGCAGGCCCAGGATTGCCCGCTTTTCCGCTGGGCTCAGAAAATCCGCCACAGCCACCCGCGCCCATTGCGCATCGCGTTCGGCGGCCAGCGCCGGCACCTGGTCCAGATCGGGCTTCAACTCGAACCCGTCGCCGCTGTGACCCGACAGCCAGTCGGCCAGCGCCGCCGCCACTCGTGTTGCCAGCGGCAGTACGGTCAGGCGGTAAAATGCCCGGTTGGCCTCCTGATAGTTGGCATAGGTCGCATCACCCTGGATCCCCAGCAGCATCGGCGGCACCCCGAAGGCCAGCGCGATCTCGCGCGCTGCCGACTCCTTGGTCTTCTGGAACTCCATGTCGCTGGGCGAAAACCCCATCGGCTTCCAGTCCAGCCCACCCTCCAGCACCATCGGCCGGCCAGCATTGCGCGCGCCCTGGAAATTGGCTTCGATCTCGTTGCTCAGCCGGCGAAACTGATCCTCGGCCATCACCCCTTGCCCGTCGGCGCCAGTCCAGACCAAGGCCCCTGACGGCCGCGCCGCATTGTCCAGCAGCGATTTCGACCAGCGCGAGGCGCTGTTATGCACATCCACCGCCATCGCCGCCGCCTGCATCGGCGAGAACCCGTAATGGTCATCCTGCGGATGGAAATTCTTGATATGACAGACCGGAGACACCGCGCCGGTGGCATCAAACCGGTGCTTGCGGGCGCCGACCGCGTATTCATAGGCCACCGGCCAGCCATCGGCGCCGGGAACCACGCTCATCCGGTCCGACCGCAACACATGCAGCTCAGCCGGCACCCCCACCCCGGCGCCCACCGCCTCGACATAGGCATTGCCAGACAACAGCAACTGCCCGAACAGCGCCTCCATCAACTCGGCCCGCCCCTGCGCCGCATTCGGTCGCCGCACCAGCGCCAGCACCGGATGGGTGTCGAACCGCTGCTCGCGGTCCTGCAAGACCAGCGGCAAGGCCGCCGCCGCCTCGGCGATCATCTTGACACAGCGGAACCCCACCGGATTGCCGGCAAAGCCCTCACGGGTCAGCGACACCGCATCGCGCGGGCTCCAGGCCGCGCGGCCGGCGCTGTGCCAGGCCACCACCGGACCGGCAGCACTTGCCTTGCTTTCCGGCACCTTTGGCCCCGCTCCGCGTCGCAAGAAATCAAACACCATCGCGCATCTCCCGTCTCGGTCCCGCCCGGCGCCACCCCTGGCCGCGCCTTGTCCTGCACCGTTCTGACGCAAGAACACCAACAATCCGCCAACCCGCCGCCCGCCACTTGCGCAACACCACCAATCGCGCCCCAGCCCTTTCATCGTTCTTCAAATACTCAAATTCCGTCCCCACCACCGCCGCGCGGTCAAAGCACCCGCACCCGCGGCTGCCGCCACCGCGCCGACGGCTCGATCATCAGATCATGCAGCGCCCAGACCAGCGCATCGACCCGGTCAGGCGATCCCTGGCCTTCAAAGCCGCGCGCCGTCATCAGGCACATCTGCTCTTCCAGATCGGCCAGCCCGCGCAGATGCCGCACCCGCCCCTGTTCGTACAGCGCGGCCACCGGTTCGGCCCTTGCCGCCTTACCCCGGCTGGCCCGCACCGCCCGGTACGGCACCAATGGATCGACCTGGCGCAAGACCTCCTCGACCAGTTGGCCGCCCTGGTTGACCTCGGCCACCAACCGATCGGCACCGAATTCCTGCATCGCCACAATCGCCGCCCGTGCCCAACCCAACGGCCCCTTGCCCTGCACCGTGCGGTCGGCCAGAACAACGGCCCGCCAATCCTGCGGCGGTCCCTGAAGCTGCGCACCAACCACGACAATGCCGCAGGCGTCTGCCGAAGCCCCCGACGTGACCGCCGGATCCAGCGCCACCACCACCCGGTCCAGCACCGGCGCAGCCGCGATCCGCGCCGCCTCCAGCATCTCGCCGGTCCACAGCGCGCCCTCGGCATCGGCCATCAGCACCCCGTCCAGTTCCTGCCGGCCCAGCCGAGTGCCGGCATAGCGCGCCCGCACCTCGGCCAGAAACGACGCCGCCAGATTGGCCCGGTTGGCCTCGGTCGGGGCCTGCGTTGAAACCGTTGACGGCGAAGCCAGCAAATCCTTCAATACCGGTATGTTGCGCGGTGTTGTTGTCACACAGACCCGCGGCGCATCACCCAGCCGCAGGGCAAATTGCAGCATGTCCCACGCCTCGCGCGCCCGCCGCCACTTGCCCAACTCGTCCGCCCAGGCGGCATCGAACTGCGGCCCGCGCATTGCCTCCGCGTCATGGGCCGAAAACGCCTGCGCCTCGGCCCCGTTGGGCCAGACCAGTCGCCGTTCGCCGGCCTTCCAGACCGGCCGCCGGTCTGGCGGGGATGCCGCCAGAATACCGCTGTCGCCCAGAATCATCACGTCGCGCACCTGGTCATAGGTCTCGCCGATCAGTGCCACCCGCCGGCACCGGCCCGCGTCAAGTGGTCGTGCGCCTTCAACCTGGGCGCGCACCCATTCCGCCCCGGCCCGTGTCTTGCCGGCGCCGCGACCGCCCAGAATCACCCAGGCCCGCCAGTCACCTTCGGGCGGTACCTGATGCGGCAGCGCCCAGAACTCGAACAGGAACGGGAGGGCCATAAGCCCTCCCTCACCGATGTCACTCAGAAACCGGTCCCGAATGCCCGCAGGTTCGCAAGCGAGCCAACCGGCACCCGATCTCAAACCGAGCCCGGTCAAGGTCAAGGGCATAGCCGCCCCGGACAATTCCGGCCCGTCTTTCATGTTGCTCGACAAAGCACTCCTCCACCTTCTGACAGGATCGGATCAGGCGCGTTGCCTGTTCCATCTGCCGGCTTCCATCCAATAGATCCGCATCCTCCCCGGCCTCGACCCGCCGCTTCAGGTCTTCCGCCATTTGCCGCAACTCGCGCACGGATTCCTCAAGCGACCGCAACAGATCGGCCGTCTGCGAAACCCGGTCTTCCGGGGTAATCAAAGTCATGTGTCTTCATGAACCTCATGCGAGAGTGATCCCCGCACGAGAGAATCGAAAAGCGGCCGACGGGGTTGCCCCCGCGACCGCTTGCCCAATTCCTCCAGCTTGTCACAACCTATACGGGAAAGCGTTCGCCGAGTCAAGCGATTCCGCCTGTGCAACGCATCGCAACCGCCCGTAACAGTTACGAAAAATTCAGGAACTCTTGAACCGACCCGGTTGGCTCAGTCCTGCTCCTGCTTCGTTTCCGCCTCGATTTCGCGCCATCTGGCGACGTTGCGGTTGTGCTCGTCCAAACTCGCCGCAAAGGCATGTCCGCCGCTGCCATCGGCAACGAAAAACAGGTGGTTCGACGCCGGTGGATTGGCCGCAGCTTCCAGGCTTTCGACCCCGGGATTGGCGATCGGGGTCGGCGGCAACCCTTCTATGACGTAGGTGTTCCAAGGGGTTACACCGCGAAGTTCGCTCTGACGCAACCCCCGTCCCAGCACCCCCTGACCCTTGGTAACGCCATAGATGACGGTCGGGTCGGTCTGCAACCGCATGCCCTGGTTCAACCGGTTGACGAACACGCTGGCCACCAGCCCGCGTTCGTCCGGCACCCCGGTTTCCTTCTCGACGATCGAGGCCAGAATCAGCAGCTCTTCGGGGCTGGCCAGCGGCAGCCCTTCCTGTCGGCTTTCCCAAGCCGCGTTCAGCCGCAGCCGCTGCGCCTCCTGCATCCGGGCCAGAACCTCCTGGCGTTGCGCGCCGGGGTTCACCTCATAGCTGTCGGGCGCCAACATGCCTTCGGCGGGCAACTCGCCGGCGTCGCCGGCCAGTATATCCATCGCCTTCAGCGCCTCGACCACCTGCCAACTGGTGACACCTTCGGCCAGTGCGATGCGAAACCGCGTGTCCGGTTCGGCCCGCTTGGCGGCATAGATTTCCGGCACCTCGTCCGTGGCGGGATCGAATTCCGCCTTCTCCTCGAACCTCTGGGTCGCCGGATCCATCTCGCGCACTTCGGCCGTGGTGCGGGTCACACCGACCCGATAGACGATCTCGGTACCGCAGCTGCTGGCACCACCCCGGGTGATCGCGTCAACGATCTCGGCCATTGAACTGCCTTCACGCACAAGGTAACTTCCGGCCTTCAAGCCATTGTCCTTGCCGGAATAATCTGCACCGACCCGAAAGATCGCGCCACTGGTGATGGCGCCCTTCTGTTCAAGTTCTCGACTGACCCGGGTCATGTTCGACCCCCGTTCGACCCGCAGGCAGATCGCCGTTTCCAGCGGCCCCTCGGCAACAAACTGGTTCTTGCCCCACAGGATGACCCCGGCCAGCAGAAACAGGACCACCGCCAGAATGGTCAGCATGTTCGAGGCAAGCGCCCGCCACATCAGCGGACCTTCCCGAAGATCACGCTGGCATTGGTACCGCCAAAGCCGAAGGAATTGGACAGCGCCACGTTGATTTCACGCTCGCGCTTGGCATTGGGGGCCAGGTCAACGGGGGTATCAACCGCCGGATTGTCCAGGTTGATGGTCGGCGGGGCCACCTGATCGCGGATCGCCAGGATCGAAAAGATCGCCTCGATCGCGCCGGCGGCGCCCAGCAGATGCCCGGTCATCGACTTGGTCGACGACATCGTCACCCGCGCCGCCGCATTGCCCAGCAACCGTTCGACCGCGCCCAATTCGATGGTATCGGCCATGGTCGAAGTGCCATGCGCGTTGATATAGTCGATATCGCCCGGCTCAAGCCCGGCATTGGCCACCGCCGCGCGCATCGACCGTTCGGCGCCATCGCCATCCTCGGCGGGTGCGGTGATGTGATAGGCATCGCCCGACATGCCATAGCCCAGAATCTCGGCGTAGATCCTGGCGCCGCGCGCCTTGGCGTGTTCGTATTCCTCCAGAACCACCACCCCGGCACCCTCGCCCATGACAAAGCCGTCGCGGTCGGTGTCATAGGGCCGGCTGGCGGCTTGCGGATTATGCGCCCATTTGGTGCTTAGCGCCTTGCAGGCATTGAACCCGGCAATCCCGATCTCGCAGATCGCCGCCTCGGCGCCACCGGCGACCATCACCTCGGCGTCGCCATGCTGGATCAGCCGGCTGGCGTCGCCAATGGCGTGCGCCCCGGTCGAACAGGCGGTCACCACCGAATGGTTCGGCCCCTTGAAGCCGAAGCGGATGCCGACCTGCCCCGAAATCAGGTTGATCAACGCGCCGGGGATAAAGAACGGCGACACCCGGCGCGGCCCGCGCTCCTTGATCAGCACCGCCGTATCGGCGATCGAGCTTAGCCCACCGATGCCCGATCCGATCATCACCCCGGTCCGCTGGCGGTCCGCCTCGGCCAGCGGCATCCAGCCGGAATCGCGCACTGCCATGTCAGCTGCGGCAATGCCATACAGGATGAAATCGTCGATCTTGCGCTGTTCCTTGGGTTCCAGCCAGTGGTCGGGGTTGAAACTGCCACCGCTGCCATCGCCGCGCGGCACCTCGCAGGCGTAGGTCGTGGTGACACCGCTGGCCACCGCGTCGAACAACCTGATCGGCCCGGCCCCGGATTCTCCGGCCAGCAGCCGCGCCCAGGTTTCCTCGACCCCACAGGCCAGCGGCGTGACCAATCCCAAGCCGGTGATGACAACTCTGCGCATCTACTACCCTTTCGCCCGTGAACGCTGTCGAAAGCTCATACCCCGCGACGCCCCACCGGGGCAAGAGCGACCGCGCCTCAGCCGCCGGCGCGCTGCCGGCCGATGATCCCCAAGACCGAGGCCAGGAGCTGCGCCGCCATCCGCGCGCCGTCGCCATGGCGGTCGGCGGCGGGCATGAACTCGACCAGGTCGAAGCCCAGGATGCGGGCCTTGGCCGCGACCCCCCGGATCAGCGCCAGCGCCTGCCCATGGCTCAGCCCGCCCGCCGTCGGCGCGATCACCGCCGGCATGATCGCCGGATCCAGCGCATCGCAGTCGAAACAGATCACCACCAGCGCGCCATCCGGCACCAGGTCCAGCGCCCGGCCGATGCCGCCGGCGTCCAGCTCATGCGCCGGGATCAGATGCGCGCCCCAGTCCCGTGCGGCCAGTAACTCCGCCGTCCCCGCCGATCC